CTACATAATAAATGAAGTTATAATTGTAGTAGGAATAGAAGTTGAAAATTCATAATATGTAGTTGTATTGGTATTTTTATCGATATCGAAGTTTAGTTTTACAGTTTTTTTCAATAAACTCTGATTCTTTTGCAGATTTATTAAATCAACTTCATATTTAGGCATCTTATATTATCTCCTTATCAATTATTTTACAATGGATTATTGTGAGAATTATATGAATAGGACTCGACAATTAAGATTAAATTATCCTCAGTAACTAATATTCTCTCTATAATTTTATAATGTGCAATGGAAGTGATTATAGTATTTTCACTAGAAAAATTCTGAATAAAACTATCACAAGTAAGTACATCTTCTCTATTAAAGTCATGTAATTCAAATAATCTATTATCATTTACATCGAAATAAAAAATTGAATTGCTAACTTTCTTTAACTCATTCCAATTAACATTATCAATTAAATCTTTGTATTGTACAGCATCAAATTTTTCAGCAAGTTTCCCCACATTAAACACCCCTTCTCATTTTATAGTTGCATTTTACCATAACTGGATATAGCAAGAAATATCTTTCTTTATAGGCGATTATATTACAAACAAAAAAGAGCGTACCTAAAAGTACACCCTAACTACGATCTTATATCTAAGTACAGTTCAATAATGTTATATTTTATAGCCTTTTTAACAATAGGAATATTAATCTCAAAATGTACTTTATGTCAAACCATCTTTAGTTACCATTTTAATTCGTCTATTTTTATCAACGTATATAACAGTAAATAAATTTTCTAGAAATTGCTTTTGAAGATGGACTGGAGATGTTTCAATAATATTTCCAATTTCTTTTGCTAAATTCATAAAGTCTTCTTCATGGGTAAAATTGTCATTAGAATTTTCATTATCTTCGGCATCAAGTGAAGCATATGTTTTCCTTAAATCATTTAACTCCTTTAAAATATCTAGTTGTTTCTTCATATAAATTTTTTGTAAACCAATATCTTCTTCAGAGGAATCAAGTTCTTCAACTAGTTCTGTATATCGATTAAGCTTTTTTTCAAAATCTTTAATTTTATCTTTAAGTACGTCCGCATGATTTACATTGGTTTTCTTCTCAATTTTAATTTTCTCTTGCACTATCTTGTGAACTTCTAAATCCAAGAAATTCCCAATCAAATCCACACTCTTTTCTTTAGCAGCTTTTAATGCAAAAGTCTCAATTTCCTCTTTACGATAACCATGATTTTCACATTTAGTTTTATAGTAATTAGTTCCTTGAGACTTACATCTGTAGTAAGAATGTTTTTTATCTGAGTTTTTAGGCTGTGTTGTAGATGTCATCATTTTTTCACCGCATTCAGCGCAATATAAAAGTCCTGACAATAAAAATGAAGTATTATATGCTCTTGCTGGTCTTGCATTTTTAATTTTTTTATTATAAAAAGCATTTAATTCTCTCTGTCTTTCTTCAGTTCGAATAGGTTCAATTAATTCATTTTTACTTATAAATCTATTCAAATCTAAGTTCTTTTTACTTTGGTATGAAAAATGTCCTGTGTAAATCGGATTAAAAAGTATTGTTCTAATATTAGTATGATTCCAAATATCAGAAGTTTTATTTTCTATAGGTTTTGGAATAGGATTTTTTAATGCAACTAATCCCTTAACTTCTCCGCCATTTAACCACTTAGCAATTGAGAATAATCCAAACCCTTGCAAATATAAATCCTCTATTTTGGAGAACAATTCATTTACTCCATCCATAGGTAAAAATTTACCTTCAACTCGATGATAACCAATAGGAGTACTACCTCCTGTATACTCACCTTTCTTAGCTAGGTTGATCATAGTATCCGATACTCTTGTTGAGGTTGTAGCAGACTCCATTTCTGAAATCATAGCCATCATGACCTCCATCATTTTAGAAGCCCCTGCAATTTTAAATGCTGATAAGTCAATTTGTTGTTCATCTCTTGCAGTTAGGTAAATTTCACAATTATGATCCACTAAAAATTGAATAAACCACATATACTCTTGTGCATTACGGAATATCCTGTCACGTTTATAAGCAATGATATAGTTAACTTTCCCATGACTAACATCTTGAATTAACTCTTGTAGTTTCTGACGTTTTTCTATTCTAACTTTTGAAGCAGATACACCTTCTTCTGTATAGAATTTATAGATAGTTCCATTAATGTTCTTAGCATGTTCCTGTGCTAACTCACGTTGCATTTCAAGAGAATCACCTTCATTAGCTTGCATATCAGTAGATACTCGCTCTAATACCCCTATTACAATTTGCCGTTGTCCAAATTCATCTAATATATCATCTGTTACATGACTTTTCCTGTATTTATTTTCCATAGAGAATAAGTCATTCATCCACACCTCTCCTTTTACAACTTTAAATTAAGTTGTTCTTTTTCATATACTCAACAAGCATATTAGAAATAGCATTTTTTAAATTCTTTCTATTCTGTTCTTGTTCATCTTTTGTAAGTCCTGACTCTACTTCAAAACTGAGTAATGTCACTGTATTTTTAATCTTACCCATGAATCCATCCTTTCTTAATAGATTTAAAAATATCTAATCTATACTTACTTATGAATAAATTAAGTAAAAAATGAATGGACATTTACCTTTTATATGTACTTTTCACTCTAAATTACCTAAAATGGAAATATCATAGGAGGTTTTATATATGAAAAGATTATTTTACGTTGGAGCATTATCAGCATTTTTATTAACTGCATGTAGTGGTGAAGAAGCTAAACCTAAAGGGGATACTTCTACTACTGAGCCATCAGAATCTAAAAATGAAAGTGTTACAAATACACCTACTCAAGAAGAATTGAATGAAAAAATGAGAAGTGAAGCAATTAAACTAGATTTTGTATCTGCAAATGGTGGAAAAATTGCAAAAGATACAAAAGTGACTATCACTGGAAAAATTACTAATATTACTGATGAAGGTGTAGGTGGTAAGTTTACTGTTACGACAAAAGAAGGTGATGGATTTGGTATGTATTCAGTTGTAAATCTTACTACAGATAGCAATATAAGCCGAGATTCTGAAGTTACTGTTTACGGAACTTTCGATGAAAAAGATGAATTAGGCGCACCAACAATTATTGCAACTATCATAGAGTGATAAATTAAGCTGCTCTAACGAGTGGCTTTTAAATTAATTAAACTGAAACATACCCACAAACGTTTAAGTATGTGGGATATGTATTATATTTCATAAACTCTATTCTCGCGTTTTAATTTATCAATAATGCTTAATATTTTACTTCCAAAACGTGCGTTTATAGTACGTCCGTTATTGTCGTATGTCTCTTCAATACTGATAATACGCATATTCTCTGTCATATCCCAAGTTTGATTATGTACAGTCACTTCATCGCCTAAATCATAATCAACTTCGAATTTGAACGCATTACAGTCACGTATTTCTGCATCTACAGACTTTATTTTTGCATATTCTTTTAGTAAGATATCTGATCTTTCTGGAACGTCTAAGTATTTGCCATCTTCTTGTGAAGAAACCTGTAATGTAATTTCTTTTCGGTCAAATCCACTTACACGTTCAGATTCATATATCTTACGTCCTGCACCGTTACCATCTGATAATGTATAAGCGAATGTTCGTTCATCATTGTTATCTTGTATGTATTCCATCCCAAATATATTTTCGTGTTTACGTGAAAATACCACAGGATTGTTTCCTTCTTCATTGTCTATGGTTAGATTTCTACCTTTGTAGACATCATAAATTAATTCACCACTATCAATATCTGCTTTAATTTGCCAACCATATTCGTACATTTCAGATATAATTTTAATAGTATCTAATAATCTAGCTTGTTTAGATGTCCATCTGATACTTTTACCTGTCTTATTATCTTCAGATGCTTTTAATAATGGGAATTTACGTGCATTATCAAATGGATTGATACAGTGGTTGTAGACGTAATAATACAAGATCGATTCAACATTAGCTGTGTATGTAATAGCGGTTTCATTTTCATGAGGAATAATTTCACGATCATTAAGTATTGTCCCTAGTGTTTTACCACTAAATACGATCTTACTAGTACCGTCTTCATTGTCCCTCATTTTTATATTGGTTATTAATCCTATTTTACGCTCATCTGTGCCAAGCATAATAAAAACGCCCATATCAAGCGAATGAGCTTGACTGGACGTTATCTTGTCAGCAGTTACTATAAATTCTCCTATATCGTTGTATTTACGTTCAAAGTACAATGATTCGTACTCATCTAATACAGTTAATCGGCTTAAATCATGATTTAAAACGTTAATTTTTACTTTCATATCACACCTCGTCAGGTTGTAATGCAAATTGTACATTGCTTATATTTACAGATTTACTTGAATCATCTCGAATAGCTTCAACTTTCGTATGTAAAATATCACCGATACCATTCCGCACCTCGTACATTTCCTCCACTTTTCCATCTACAAATACAGATTTAACAAATTCCATCGGAAGCATTCTTGTCGCTTCATTGTAGAAAGAAAGGCTTGCATGTGGAATAGTCGTAAATGAAGGTGCTTCAACGAATGATGAGATCGGAACGTCACTTAGTAAAGTACTATCTAAAGTAACAGAATCACCATTGTTTGATATCACTTGATATTTCTTGCCTTTAATATGTATAGTTGCGTTATTTTTAATTGAATTAGTAGTTAAATCCTTACTCACCTTGAACATTTTCAAATGCTCTATATCTTCGCTATCTACGACAATAATTCGTAGCAAATTCTCACCTATGTTTAACATGGCAGGATTCAGATAATAAATACATTCATGCTCTGTGATACTCATTTCACTAATTTTAATATCGTTTAGAATGAATTTAGCTTTCTGCATAAGTTGATTGAATGTAAGCTTCAGATGGAAATCATCCAATGCAGTTACCATAAGTGCAGGTACTTCGCTAGATTCAAATTCCACCGTACTATGTGCGCTAATCGATTTCATTTTGAAATGAGATGATTCGGTTACTGTGTAATCAAGTGAGACATCAAAAACGCTGCGTACTTTAATGTTAGGCATTTTTATAGTCACATTTTCAACATAAGATACCAATTATCTCACCTCACATTTCATCTTTAAATTTATAATTTTGTGCAATTGATTTCAGTACAATTTCATCATGTGCTGATTTCCTTTTAATATCTACTTTTGTCTTACTGTATACTCCGTCACCTTCAAATACCCACGTTTCTCTGACTGTTCCATCTAAATTTGTAGACATACTTTTAAATTTCATGTATTGATACAATGGTGTAGAATGATAATTTTCTGCGAAATGTACTTTAGGTTGATAATTAAATGTCAAAATTTCAATATTCTTATTACCTTCTATTCGATATTTAAGGTTTCTGTCTACAATTAATGTTACAGTACCATCATTATTATTATGAATATCAGCTACATCAAACGTTTCGTTATGCCCACTTACTTTATCCCCTACTTTTACTAGATCAGTTTTAATGTCTAATTTAAAAGTTTGATTTCCTTGTAAATTACCATCATCTTTTGTAATGAAGATTAATTCATTTTGTAATGGTTTTACAGAATCGAATGGAATAGTAGTGACCAATGTTTCATTTAAGTTTGATGTAAATGTATCTAATAAAGTCCCATTGAAGTACGTTTCAACACTAACAGGCTTCCCATGCATATCTCGCACATCGAAATGAACGTCCAGTACATCAACTTTCTTTACCTCAACTACAGGGGGAACATCAGCAACAATTGTATAAAATCCCTCATCATCTGGATTTAGACTAATCAATGTTTCACCATTAATATTACACATAGGACGTAAACAATATACGCTGTACGGACTTCCTGCTACTTCTAGTTTTCCACTGCTTAAATGGAATTGAATAGGTGAATCCAATCGTGAAGAACGAGTCATATAAGAATAGATCAATGCGTCATGCGTGTAATTGGATTGGACATTGTTATATTTAGAGTTAGTAAAGCAGTCCTCAACCATAGCTGATTTTCGATTATCCTCTAATTCAAAATATGGAATCGGTACACCTTCTGCAATCCCTTTACCATCTGGTGTATTGTATTGATTTTCGCCATACCCTAACTCCGTAACAGAAGGTAAAAAGAATTTATCATCTAATAAATCATATCGTTCTAATCCGTCTACAGTAGGCGCAAAGTCATATGTATCATTTACTCCCACTTTGATTTTTGTAGGCAAAATAGAATTTAATTCATACTCTCTAAACATCGTTGAGAATCCATTTAAATTATCGTACGGTTCATGTCGCCACTCTGATTTGATGAACTCTGCTGAAGGTGGGGTATCCCTATCGTTATAGTGGTATGCTCCAATGATATTCTGTGGCTCATACCAATGACCATCTCCTAGTGTAGAATTTAACCATTGTCTAACATTCGATAAGCGATAACGATTATTACCAACCTTAGAACGTGCTTCATTTGCGTTATCTGGTTCTTTAGCATCGTAAGTCATTGTATTAATTACTTTATCGGTAATGAGCGTAATTGCATTTAAAGGATAATTAGAATCTAATGTATGGTGATTAGTTGAAATAATTCGCCAAACCATAGGATAGTCTTTTCTATGTGATTGAAACCTTCCCATTTTAATTTTTGCTCCAATCGGCAAGTCTTTAATACGCTGTACGTTCAAACTAAATCACCTCCGTTAATATTACTTCAACATTTTTAACCTTGATTTCATTTGATCCACCATAAGCCGTTTCAACAACCTCTAATAGCTGTCCAATTGGTCTTGTATGGAAATGTTCAACCTTACTTGCAACAAAGCCAATAGGATGCGTTTTCCACGTTACATGTCCATTTAAAGCTGTAGGATTTAAATTGATACACATGTTTTCCGTATCAATGATTGCTGTTGTATTTGTCGTATCAATCTTTTTACTATCTGCTAAGTTGTCGTAAAAGAATCCTCGCTCTCCTGCCCCTACCTTGCCCTCTAAATTACGCTGCATAATCAATTCAGTATAGTTACGCTTTAGTAATTCAAAGTCTTGTCGTAAGTCTGGAACATCTAAGCTCTGCTCAATATTTTGAATCCAATCGTTATACTGTGTATTTAATTGATCCTTAAAATTAGCAAAGTCTTCAATCATCTTATCCATCGGAATGCTAAAACGAGAATGCGATAATCCACATACAGATTCGTTTAAACGTTCATCTATAATATTTAATGTATTATTTGTATTTACGTGGATTTGACATAATGAAAGTTCATAGATTTCATCTGAACGTGTAAGTGGCGGTGGTGTTGGATTAATTGAAGGTAAGCCCTCAATAATAAACGCATTAATTGATTTCACTTCTGGACGTTCATCACATCGAATAACTAAACGGTCAATACGAGTAAATGAATTTTCTAATGGCTTAATATCGAAAAATAAATCCTCAGTATTCTTATACATATGACCATTAATCATTGTTACTCCATTTGATAAAAACACTTTTAAATCGAATACGTTATCTTGTGCTACATTTAACATTGGGATTTTATTTGTATGTACTAAACCGTTAGAAATGAATGTAGAAAACATTTCACTGAAGTCTTCAGCAGAATACTTACGAACATGATATTCCGATGAGTCGAAAAAACTAGATATTTCAGTCATATTAAACCTCCTTATATTTATGGTTACAAATATGTTTACATATACTTAAACGTTTACGTATTACTTAATCATTACACTTATACACCTAAGTAATTAGTTTCCCATTTCATTCTTACTAAACCTTTTTTGTAATCAGATTCAGCAGTAAACTGTATTGTATTACTTCCTTTTTCAAGATGTATGTATGTTGAACAATCAAGAGATATTAAACCATAACCATTTCTTTGTTCACCTTTATTATTAATAATACTTATCTCTTTTTGTCCTGTTGTTGAGTTGATAATTAACTTTTCATTACTATGTAATTTCTTTTCAATTTCAATCCACTCACCGTTTGTTTTATTAACAAACTTTACATTTTTAACCCCACCATCAAATTCTAATATTAACGGTGTACGTTCATTTCCTTTATTGATAAATGCTTGAGTATCAGTATGAAATCCCATTTGAGAAGTGGAAGCTTGAGGGAATGTGAAAAGTGATTGATAAGGAGTGGTAAATGTGTGTTCATAGAATTCCATGTCATGCCAAAATGGATTATGAGCGACCATATTAATTATAAAATTAACTGAATTTCCTATGTAGCCACTGAAGATGGGAAGTTCTTCAGCGATAGCATATACAAATTTAGTACCTGCCCCTGCATCGTATGTAAGCTTCCCATCCTTTAATGATGGATTGAATATTTCACTTAATTTCTCTTTGTGTAAAGCTAATTCACTTCTGTTAGCACCAATTAATGACCCACGCAAAACCATATATCTAGAATTTAGTGTAGATGATGTGCGTTGTGATCCATGTGTCAAAGGAATATCGGATGTACGATGATTAGCTGATACGCTACCAGTACCGTCAATTCCACTTAAAATGAATGGTGAATTAATATTAAAATCAATCACTTCATTCAATTCGTTTGTAAATGTTACAAATTGCAATTATCTCACTTCCTTAATAAGCGTATCCTAGTTGTTCTAATGATTTCTTTGTTTGTCGTGCTACTTCTACTTCATTTAGTTCTTTATTTACGTAGAATTTTTGCTCTACATTAATGTCACCCTTACCTTTTTGACCCATCGCTTCATTAACCGCCGTTCTAACATATCCCATCAATGTATCAATCGGTGCGACAGCTTCTTTACCTGCCTCCCCTACCCCTTGTAAACCTTGATTAGCTGTATTAAAGATAGTTGGACTATTGAATACTGCACCTTTAGCATTCCATTTGACAGAAGGCATATCGATTTCTTTACCGAAAATAGTCTTCTTAGTAGTAGTTAGTTCAATTTTAGGTAATTTAGGAAGTTTGATTTCTGGGAGCTTTAATTCTAAACCAGTAAAGAATCCTTTAATATTATCGATTCCTTCACCAACCCATTTAACCGCACCATCAATACTGTCTGAAATTGAATCGGTAATATCGCCCCACCATTTATCAACGTCTTTCCACATGTTTTCCCAGTTTGTACTTACATCATTTTTGAAGACTTGCCACTTACTAAGAACTTCACCTGTCTCCCAATCGACATTTTGAACGTGTTCTTCAGCTTGTGATTTTGCTTCACCGACTACTTTTTCATGCATCTCTTCAGCGTTTCTAATCGATTCATCACGCTTATGTTTAGCATCATCAATGACTTTTTGAGCTTCTTCAGCCGACATAGTACCTGTTTCATCTCTTTGACGAATAGCCCATTCAACAGTTTTGTCATACTGTTCGTTGGCTTCTTTTACAACTTCATTCTTTTGTTTCAATGAATTCTGAACAACTACTGAAGCTTGCTCTGCTGTAATCTTAGATGCTTCATTTTTAAGATTCTCAAGGATTACTCTTTGTTCTGCTTCACTTTTAGTCATATGCTTAATAGCATTATTCTTCATTGTGTCTTGAATCATATTTATTTCTTTTTGCTCGTTTTCTGTAATGGCTCTATTTTCAGCCGAAGCATTAGCAAAAATTTCTTTAATTCTTTCTGTTCCTGCTTGAGTAGCTTTTTCACGTTCAGCATGATGAGCCTGAGTACGCTGTAAGATAGCTTGTTCTTCAGCTTGACTAAGCGAAGAAGTATTAGCAAAGTGTTGTGTCATTGTCGCTAACTCTTCAGCATGATCGGATTTCATCTCACTTAGAACTTGATCGCCCATCTGACTATATATCTGAGTCATTTTAGTAGCCATTTCTTGTGTAACAGCTTGACCAGACCATGATAACTGATTCAATGATATAGTAGCTTGATCAGATAAATCCATAAAACTACCTAATGCTTTTGCTGTTGACTCGGATACTCCTTTTGCAAATAAATCAGCAGATTCGATTGCTGGCGAAAAAGCATTCTCCACACTTTTTATAACGGCTGTTACAGCAACAATTGGGGCAGCTATTAATCCTATCGCAGTTTGCAGTGCTGGAGACAGTTCTCTGAATTCATCCCACTTTTTATATAAAACACCTACTCCTGCAGCAAATCCTGCAACAGCTAAAACTGCCCAACCAATCGGATTTGATAATAAAGCTACTGCTCCACCTGCTCCTGTGAATAATGGAATTAATGATCCTAATGCACTGATTACGGGTGATAAAACAAGTATTAATCCACCTAATGCACCGACTATAGCACCTATAGTGACTACTGTTTTCTGTGTTTCCGGTGACATTCCCGACATAAAGCTAGTTAGTTTTTCTATCCCTGCTGAAACGTAAGGTAGTATTTGCATACCTAATTTCATCATTTCAGTTGCTAATGGAACTAAAGAGTCTTTCACTGTATTCCATTGTGCCGCCATTTGTTGAGCAGGTGATTGGCTAAATGTTTCATTTAACGCTTGTGCTTTACCTGTCGTATCCCCTATTGAATTACTTGCACTACCCATAGCTTCAATTACCTTCATACCAACGTCTTCAGCCTGTGTACCGTACAATGCAACCATTAAAGCATTACGTTCAGTTTCATCTTTTGTACTTGCTAAAGCCATATTTACTTGCTCATATGCCTTACTAGCGGATTCACCGCCTGCGTTAATTTGGGACATTATAGTATCAGCACTTAACCCTAGCGCTTTGATTGCTTCTTTTTCGCCTTTACCCATATCGGATAATCGTAGGAAGCTTTCCTTAATTGAATCGCCCACTTTATCTAATTGGAATGCGCCATTTTCATAACCTGCTTTAAGCATTCCCATCATCTGATCAACATTCATGCCAAATTCATTTGCATATACTGAATATTCCGATAAGCTATCAAGGAATTCACCAGAATAGTTTAAATTGCTCTGGAATCCCCATGCAATTTTGTCCATGGCTTCTTCAGATGAAATACCAAATTGTTTCATAAGCATATCAGCAGAACGTGAAATAGCCCCAACGTCCTCACCAAACGTTTGAGACATAGACATAGCTTGTTGTGTAATCTTAGATAAATCAGCATCATTTAATTGTGACATTTGTTGCTTTACTGCTAATACCGCATCAGATGCTTCTTCCATCGATCCAGTAAAACCTGCTTTCCAAACATCTCTAGCTTGATCTGATACGGCTTTTGCTTCTGCTGCGGTTGCGCCTAAAGTGGCTTGAATCTTTACAGTTAGCATTATCAGCGTCTGAAGCAATTGAATACATTGCAGTACCAATTGCGCCTACCCCTAATGCTACAGCACCCCCAACTAAAGCCATATTTTTACCGACTGATTTAAATGTAGAACCTGCCTGTTGAGCTTGATTCTGTAACTCATTTAATGAGTTCCTTGCTTCTTCATCTCGCAAAACTACCGACATAACTAGACTCATTAAATTCATTTTAAATTTTCACCTCTATCTGGTGCACCCTACCAATATCCATATTCAAAATATTTTTAGCATCTTGTAATACCTCTTCTTCAGATTTATTGCTTTCAACGATGTTACTCATTGAATTGCTATTCGAATTTGACTTATTGGAAGGTTTATTAAATATATTTTGCTTATATTCGTTAAAAGAAACAAAGCTTTCTTTAGTCATATGTGGAACTAAATTAGTCCATAAATGATAAAGTCTATCATCTTCTTTTTCTTCAAGTGCCTTGCTATAGTAAATAAAAACCTCACGAATACTTCCCATCATAATTTTGTCAGCACTACCACCATAAGTTTTATATAGTACATGCATAACATCATATCTATTCGGAATCTCTATTCGGTTGGTTCTTGCGTAAAAACCTGCGCTACGGCATCAGTAAAGTTAATATCTTTTAATAAGTCAGTAATTAAATCCATAAGGAATTTAATTCCTTTCTTTCTAATTTCTTCAACTGTTGAACCAGTAAGAGAAGCAATTAATGTATACACTTCTGTACGAACTTTAGGTAATTTACGTAAAGCTTGATTTGTCATGTAGTTTTGAATTGCTTTATTGTCCATCCCTTTAAATGCATTTGTATCAAAAGTAATATCTAGCTTGTCGTAGATTTCTAGTAAGTCAAAGAAATCATCTAATTCCCATCCACGTACAGTTACTTTATTTTCAGCCATAATAATTCCTCTTTTCATATTTTTTTAATTTAAAAAAGCCTAGAGATAATCTAGGCATAATAGTTAAGGTGTTACCGTTTTTTCTTTTGGATAGTAAATTTTATATGGTTGAGTACCATTTAAAACTTGTTTCTCTGAATAGTGTGCAGTGAAATTAAGTGCTAAAACAACTTCACCTTTATCAGTTGTTTTAATAGAAACTGGGTCTAATTGAAGAACGTTTTCGATTACAACGATTACAGGTTTATTTCCACCATCAGTCCCTAATCGACCTACAAACGCAATATTATCTAGATACTCCTCTAATTTAATTGAGTCGTTACCTGTTAAAATGTCATAAGCTTCATCTGAAGTCGTATCTAAATTACTTCCTGCGATTGCCATAGCTAAATTACGAGCAGTGATTTCAAGTAAATTTACTTTCAGTTTTGGATTTACTGATTCGAGTACGCTTAAACCCTTTGCTCGACCTTTTACTCCATCAACTGCAATTTGTCGGATTTCTGTTTCAATCGTAAATTCGTTACCTCCCTGTGTACCACCTAACTCTGTACCTATGAATTCACTGTTTTCTAATTTTAAATTCAGATAAATAGCCCCTGCATCTAACATGATGCGATCCACAATTTTATCTGAATAATTACGAGTATTTAATGTCATTTATGTATTTCCTCCAATGCGTTAATTGCGATTGTACGCTTTAACGTAATATTTTATTTTTCTATGCTGCACTTCTTTATCTTCATCTGGAACTCGTATACGATTCATTTGATTAATCATGTAACCATGCTCTGTATCGCTTTCACGTAGATATTTCAATCTGCTTTCAACCTTATCAGCGATTACTTCCGTATCGTAAAATACGTCACCATTGATCATTTTTGTTTTATTCCACACATCGATATCGAGAAAAAGCTCATCCTTCAGATAATCCAACTCGTTTTGAGTCGTAAAATCTATAATTATGTACGGATACTTAGCACTTGTAGGTGCTTGGACAATGTAAACAGGTGCAATATCTGATAACTTATCCATGATGAAATCATATTTAGAAACCATACTACCCATTTAATCAACCACCCTCGTAAATACTCATAGCTATTTGTTTTAACTTTTGAGTATTCTCTTGGAGTGAAGGTGCTAAAAATGGTTGTGCCTCCATTTTTGAAGTACCTAATTCAACGAATGGTGCATACGGTGCTAACTCTTTATTGCAACCAATATCAACTTTACTTTCTGGAAGATCAACATGATGTTCGACCGATCTTCGTAAATCACCAGATAAAACTGCCGCACGAACCTTTGCTTCACTTCCTCCAAATAGCCCAATTGCTTCAAGAGTTAATTCTTTTTTATTACTCAGTTCATCAAGAATGGCATCTAAGTTGCTCTCGATTCTAACTGTAATACTCATAAAGTTTCACCGATATCAAGGTTCATTGTGTATGTCAATATGTCTGAAGCTGTTGCTATATCGACAATAGAATCTAGGTTTTTCTTAATCCGAGCATTTTTATCATGTGAATTTGTATTAATCAATTCCACTGCAGCAATTTTAGTAGGAATTGTTAATTCGCTACCAAGCACTTGAACACGTAAAATCATGTTAGGATTAGTCTGCACATTGATAAATCCTGTGATTGGTTTACCGTTTAAGTCTGTACCAATTACTACTTCAGTTCTTGTTGTCGTATGCATCCATTTAATTCTTGTGCCGTTAAGAATCTGTTTGGAAAAAATCTCCTCACCCTTTTCATTTAAGAGCCGCACCTTATTCCAATTGTCAATTACATACTGGCGAAAATCTATGTATGCCAAATCTTGTAGTTCTAACATTTCATCACCTTCTTATTCTTCCTCAATTTCTTTATCTGGAAGGAATTTTAATTCGACTTCAAGATGATGGTTTCTATTCATTGGATTGTCTACGAATACAACCTCATAAACACGTTTGTTATTTTGATTACATGTAACATAATCGCCAATTTGAATATCAACTACCCCACAAATTAAAATGTGTGTAGATTCCTCAACCATCTTCATAGTTTTTAAACTAACCCCACCAGACAACAAATCGATTACTCCACTTGTTGGGCAAATTTTATTGAACTTATAACGAGGTCTACCACTAACCACCGTTTCTGTAGCACGATAAATTTCTATTAAATCATTCATCTTTAATTACCGTAATGGAATAAAGTTAATGGATTTTCCAGAACTATTACTGTCCACTACATAAGGTTCAAGAAGTGACAATAAATACTTTGGAATTTCATCAGAATATGTACTTGATTCTCTCGATAAACTGTAGCTTTTTAGACCTGCATTTAGCATGAAATACTCAATGAATTTAGAAACAACAAAAGCTATTCCTTCATCTAAATTGAATAAATCTAACTCTAAGCCTGTCTTCTTTTCTACGAATTTAACTGTGGCAGGAATAAGCATATTAATCTGCTCATCTTTTTCATTACCTTTTATGTCTAAAAAGGATTTAACCGACTCTTTAGTAAATAAAGTATCCGTCATTACTTATCACCCTTTTCAGTTTTCTTAACCTGTTTTGGTGTTTCTGTAGTCTTTTTAGTAGTACTTGCTTGATTCTCTGAATCTCCTACTTTTACATCTTCAACTTTTGTTTTACGATGTCTATTTAATAACATTAAATACACCTCCATATTAATATTATATAGAAGGGATACGAAATACCCCTTCTATTACTTTTATGTATACTTATTTATTTACATTTATGTTTACAGTAAACGTTTAATTATTTAGTTGTAATTAATTTAACTGCTTTTGATTCATTCTTAAGGGCAACTACATAATGCTGATTAGCAACAAGTACATCTGTAGCAGAAAGAATGTCACGATCTTTCTCAACGTTAGCATCACGTTTAAGGTAGATACCTAAAGCGCCTTCTTTGATAATAAAGTTAGTGTAATTAGTTCCGTCAAAAGGTACTTTATTAGATGTAACTACTTGCGCACCTGCAATCTCCCCAATGACACCAGTCATAAACGCTTTTTCAACGCCTTTGATATACTCTGGACTTTTGCGAATGATAGTCTTTTGATTTGGGTGAATAAATAATACCTTTACTTCATCATCTTCTTCACCAAATTTGTCAATCGCATCTACAATTGCATCATATGAAATTTGCGCCCCTGCTGTATGTTCTAACGTGGCAGTTCCTAGCGCTGTAACACAGTCAGAGTCCACTTTATCAGCTAATGATTTTTCTAATTGCGAATACGTTTCATCAACAGGATCACCATATGCTGACAACATTGTTTCATCTGTTAATTCTACAGATTTAACTGCTTTCTTAACTTTTACTTCCTTTGATTTTGTAGTTAATTTAACTGGTGTAACTGCTACGCCCTCTGCAACATCTTCAGCTTCTCCAATGTAAACGAATGAAGGAATTGTTACAGTGTCACCTGCGTTGTTCACTAAAGTTTGGTCAACTGTTGCAAAAGGTGCGAACTTTAGTTTAGATGGTAATTCAGCCGATAACATATCTGCCATTACCTGTGGATTAATTTGATCTGCTAATTTTGTTTGTGTCATATTGAATATGCACTCCGTTTCTTTTTTGTTTTTAGTATTTTATCTTTAATGTCTTAAAATCCAAAACAAGACAATATAAAAAGGACAGGGGGATTTCACCCAGTCCTTAATAATTTCTGTAATTATTTACTTAATTCGTTATACAAATCTGGATTAGTATTAAATAATTCTGTACGCTCTTTTAAACTTAATGCTTTGAACTCTTCTTTAGTCATAGCCCCAACTTTTTCTGAACCTTGCTTATGTTCTGTACCTTTATTGCGGTACAACTCACCTGTTTTAGCTGTTACAGCATTATCAATGATAAGCTTTAACGTTGATACCTTCTTTACAATTTCCTCTTCATTCTCACCAGTGGTCAACTCAGAAGCTTCTAAAGGTAGCGATTGTTTAGCCAATTCAGTTTGAGCAATAAAACCTAACTTCTCTTGTTTGAGCAATTGATTCTCTTGTTTTATCTTCTCAATTTCATGTGCTTTTTGTTCTTCTTCAGACATCGTATCGAGCTTAAATTTCTCTAGTTCTTTATCTTTTTCTTTTAACTTTTTATTGTAATCTGTACGCACTTTTTCCGTTTCAGACTGAATCATTTTTTGAACATCTTCTATAGTAAGTGCTTTATTTTCTTTGTCTTTTTCATCTTTAGTGTCTGTTTCAGTATCGGTATTTGTTTCCGTTTTCGTTTCATCTGTTTGTTTATCATCTGCGAATAGTTGTAAGTCTAAGTCTAAAAAGTTTTTAATAAGTTCTTTCATAATTAATACAACTCCCTTTATGTTTGTTTTTTTGTGTAATAATTAGTATTACTAATATGTAAACATATGTATATTACTTAAACGTTTACTATTTAAGATTATGTTTCCATTCTTTAAAGTTAGTATACTTTATTATTTCACCTTTATTTTGAGCATCCCTTGCTCTACGTGCTTCTGGCTCTAGCCCTTTGAAGATAGCGATAGTCGTACATCTACAACCCATATCTTCTTTTGGATCGCCAAACTTCTTTGGTGCTTGTGCTTTCCGACCACTTTTAGAAATGAAATATTCATCTACTTCAACGGTCTGACCATCCATAAAACGGTGGCTTTTTCTTGTACGCTGATCCAAGGACGCTAGCCATCTTTTTTTCATGACTACGCCTTTATCTCTAGCATATTGCATGACCTTTAAATTAGCATCTTCACTCGCTCGATGTGTCTCTTCTTGCACAATTTGCAATGCTTTATTTTTACCAACATTGATACGTTCTTTCACATTATCGATGGTTGTTTTGTAATCGTCGCCTTGTACTAGAGCAATCCTAATTGTACTTTTAACACTTTTAATTAATACGTTATTATCATCATTAATTGACTCATTCCATTTAATGGCTAACAAGTCATTATAGACAAATGAATTAATTATCTGTGGTGAAAGTAAAGTAAATATACTCATAGCTGCAACAGATTCAATTGCAAATCCTCTATAATAATATGATTCAGTAAAAGTATTTGTTATAGCTTCCTTTGTAATTGTTTCCTGTTGTCTGGAAAGTATTTTAATACGCTCTACGAATGCATCCTCTAATGATTTCAAATAACCGTACTTCTCTACAGCTTCCAAAGTAACAGAACCATCTTGACCGTAGTCTTCATACATCTTGGCAATTTGTTGACGTAATGCATCCAATTCAGTTAGATACAACTCAGCTATTCTACGCTCATTAGCATTTTGAATGGTACGAATCATTTTGATAAATTCTTTATATCTACTTTGATTCATTTGCATTACCTTCTTCTAAATTTCCAACATTGTATAATTCCTCTACTGGGGTATTGGGATTAGTTAGTTGAACATAAGATGCTTGCTCTTCTCTTTCTAACTCCAATAGTTCATATTCTGGATCGTCAACAGATGTCATCATATTTAAGATTGTACGATGAGACACAATTCCTTTTAACTTTTGTGCAAATCCTGCTTCGTAGTCGATATCGGGAGGAACGTTCCTTTTAAATTTAAAGAAGATATCTAAATAGTTAATATTGATATTAATTTTATTCCACGCACTAGTAACGATTTTAAATTGTTCTGTTAGGGAACGTTTGAATTTAGCTTCTAAAGAAATACATTTATCATTTAAATTCTGTAATTTGTATTTCAATGCGATACCACTGAGGTTTCCAAACTTCTCATCATTAAAATTTACACTTTGCGAAAATTGGAAGATGTTATCCTCTACCCTATCTAAGAATGAATCACCAAATTCAGGACTCAATGTTTTTGTTAGGAACTTAACAGTATCTTCTTTGCCTAAATCTAATGCTCCTAATTCTTTCATCTTCTTAACAGTATCTTCGCTAAGTGGTTTTTCAGAGTTGAATAATAATAAAGACAATGCGAATCCATTCAATTCATTATTGTTATTCGATACTACTTTGTCGTAAGCATCTATGAGTGAAAATACTTTTTCTCCATCAGACATGGATTCCTCATTATTTTGGAAATAAACGAATGGGCAGAAATCAAACACATGTTCTTCTGGATTAACCGTATATTCTTGGTTCAATACGAATCGCTTTTTACTCTTATGTTTCTTATCAGCATTTTCAATAAAGTATGTAATTCCAAAATCATCGTAGAATTCTACGTATGTAACTAACGCTTCATCATCGTTGTAATCCTTAAAGAATCGTAAAGCATATTCAACCTCTTTATGCTCATTGAGAAGCACAATTACTTCATTCGATTTAAGGTTTACAACCCTTGTATAGCCTTGTTTATCGGTATAATACTTGCGTACACCATCACCTGCTATAGATAGGATTTTAGTCATTTCACTATCTAAATCATGCATATTATTTCGTAGTAAAAATTCAGAAAGAATATTGCTATGTGATTTATGCTTTAATTTAGCCATTTCTGAAATGTCTTTTACATCTTCACTGTATGAATTCTTATCAATACTGTAGTTTACAGGTATCCCAGAGAAATATCCCACTTTGGAATTAACTATTAGTGAAAAGAAATCATTAGCAAGCTTCTCATTTGAAAATGCGTATTCTGGTAGCTTTCGTTTCTTAATTGGAACTTCACCCTCATACCTATTGAAGAGATTATCGACTTCTGTAATTCTTTTTTTATGATCCTGTAATAATTCATCAATCATTTCCGAATTGATTGGAATACCTTTTCTAAGCTTCCTTAGAATTTTATTTTGAATCCTTGTATTCAATTGTTCACCTTCTTATTTTTAATATGCAAATATTGATTTAATGGCTGTAATTGGTTTGCTTCCATTTTCAATTAGTTCCACTAAACCAGTAATACAGTCTGCACTATCGTCATTTTTATTCTTTTTAAATTCCCGTTGAAATGTCATTAATGATAAGTAGAAATCTGACCATCTACTTGACCAATTTTGAGGGAAGTAAACAAGTCTTTCGACTGCTGAAGATGTAGAGAGGATGCGTGATTCTTTGTTTTTCGATTGATGGATTGGATATATTGTAACCAAAGAATTATCTAACTTCTCACGTAATATCGTTTCAACATTTCGTGCGAATATAGAACCACCTGCGTTCGATTCAAATGTCGCTTCATTAACTCCGTTACGATGCAGCATTTCAGATAATTCTTTTTCTGTGGTTTCCATACCATCTTTCGTATAAAGAACATCAAGTACATATAATTGTTTCTCGAATAGTCCTGCAATAACGGCACACAAATAGTCTGTACCTTTATCTGCTGAATCCACATAACCTATAATCTTTTCCCATATTGGATTACCGAACTCATCTTTAGGGATTCGAGAGTATTCTTTGAACTCAGAATAAAGCCTACCTTCAAATTCCATTGGAGTTTGTTGATAGTTAGCAAAGAAGATCGAAGGACTCATATTATCCTTTTCTTCATTCCATCGTTTCCAGTTACAAATATCATCACAAAGCATTTCTTGTGTTTCTTCATTCAGACATGCAGGTAATTTCAATTCGTACCATTCATCTTTATTCTTAGCCATGATTTTTCCAATGACATCATTCATACTCCATCGTGTACCTACGTTAATTCGTAAACCATCTTGAAGCAAACGAGATCGGAATGTATCACGCCACCAATCATATTTCTCAGTTAGGATTCGAGTGTTCATTGCTTCATAAGCATCCTTAACTAAATCATCTACAATCTGAATATTAGAACGACTACCAGTAGATGAACCTTTAGGAGATGTAGCTTTAAACGTCATATGGTTTCCTTCAATAGCCCATTGTTGCTTAGCACCATCACCATGTTTGATTTTTACATCTGGAAAGATATCGTTATATCCAATCTTCAATGGATCAGATTCAATTGTTGTAATTATTTCACGCACAGTTTTACTGAAGTCAATTGCAAAATCCTCATTGTAGGAAGCCGACATAATACTATTTTTAATGTCTTTACCAATAACCCATGCGCTAAATAGTTTGACTGTATAAGTCTTACCAAATGAAGGTGGCAAAGATATTGAGATGTTCATATACGGTGTCTTATCAGCTTTAAGCAACTTACCTTCATAAAAGTCCTGTAAAGATTCGCAAAGAATTTTTAAGTGATTCCTATTTGGTCTATAGAAATCTGGATTAATCACTTTACAAAAGGTATAGAATGATTCTTGTGCTTCCTTAATTTTGATAATCCTATCCAATTTGATCTTATCTAATTCTTTTCTTTTCAATTCTTCTTCATTCTTTTTCATATTTAATCACCTTCAAAAGCATAAATAAAAAGCCATATCCAATTTAGATAGGCTTTAAAGTTTCTTCATATTCTTTTACGATTTTATAAAACGTTGTCTTTGTCATATCCAATTCAATAAACGTCTGTACTGCTGTTTTATTACCTTGTTTCCATTCATTGTAATGTTGGATAAAGGATTCACGCTCAACGTCTGACATTGTATTGTATGACTTTTTAGGTCTACCAAACTTAGTACCACGTTTCATTGCTGACTCAATACCTTCTGCTTGTCTAGTTTTAATACGTGTTCTTTCATCTTCAGCAATCCAAGATAATACTTGTAATACTAAATCAGCAACAAATGATCCGACTGAATCTTTATACTTTCTAGTGTCTAATAAAGGCATATCCAGTACCACAATATCAGCACCCTTTACCTTAGTAATGTAATGCCATTCTTCCATGATACCGTCCTTATTACGCCCTAAACGGTCTAGTGAGTGAATAAAAAGTGTATCACCTTCACGAATATCATACTTCAATGCTTGCCATGCAGGGCGGTCAAAGTCTTTACCACTTGCTTTATCAATTTTTATATCACGTTCATCTATTCCTAATTCTAATAATGAATCTAATTGTCTAGCTTCATTTTGATCTTTAAACGATACTCGTATATATCCGTAGTTACGTACTCCCACACTTAATCCCTCCAACTGGTTTAATTGTTAGATTAAGTATATCAAAAATAGTTCGTAAAAGTCAAAGTATATATACGAACGTTCATATTGATTATAAACACTTTTACGAACAAAATAATCAACGTAGAATTAAGGTTTACAAGCATATCAAAAACCGTTCAAGAAAGTATACTATTACGAACTGCTAATGTTCAATATCTAAGTTGTATTGTTGGCGATATGCTTTTAATTCATCTAATGACATATCCTTTGTACGTTCTGTTAATTCATCAATTGTATGATGAACCTCTTGCTTGCTCGGAGCATTCCACCCCTGCATATTATTAAGGGTTTTCAATGCGTCCATTTGTTGTTGTATTGGATATTCAGAACCAAATGCAATGATCCCTTCTAGCTTTTTGATTATGTCTTCACGTGACATAGATGTATCAAACTTTGCTAATTGTTTAGAAATACTTATGTATTCAGCAATGCGAGGATGCTTCTTTAGTCGGTACGCTTGGCTTGCATAACTAGCTTCTGAATTACATTCATAATTTGCCATTTTACATGCTAACGTTGCGTTTCCACCATTATTTAATAATTGTTCAGCAAAAATTAATTGTCGCTCATTTAATTCATTACTCAACTTTTCTAATCGTTTCTTTAACTCTTTTTCTTCCATATTCATTCACCACCTTAACACTTTTCCAACATATTATTTATTTGTATTTACTTCACTAATGACCTGTAAGACTCCATATTTATCAACTGTATATTTCATTTAAATACCAAACTTTTCAAATTTAATTTTTTCACCTGTAATCAATACTTTATATTCGTTGTATTTACATCCATCTTCCACTACATCAAATAATGGAGAAATAGCAATATATTCAAATTGATTGCTGTAATAATGATGTGTGCACTCAACTACTACTACACGACTTAATATACAATTAACAAGTTCGTAATTATCGAAAAATAACTCGCTTGATATGTAGAATCTTCCGAAACGTTTATTTAAGTTTTTACGATATCTTTCCATTCCTATTTCCCTTCATTCTTAGGTTAAAATAATCAAACAATATCATAACCTAACATCTTATTTCATCAAATTTTCAATAGTCATACTCGTTTTATACACAATAGATAATGATGCACTAATCCAAATTGCATAAATCGTTACTGCTATATAAGCAGGGATAAACACTATCCACCATAACCATGCAATTACACCTGTCAGCTTTAACACTACGAATAAAAGCGTTAAATAATTCTAATAGCCCCAATGTGCTACCTCGGTATAAATAAGAAAGAACCACACCTATTTCAGATGCAGTTCCTTAAATAAACATTATGTATTTTATTTATTAATCTTCTTTAGTTGAAAATAAATCGATAAAAGACTCACTAAAAGATGATTCAATAACTTCTCTAATTCTATCGATATCAAGAATACCCGTAACAATGTCATACGCTTGATAAGATGCTTCAATAAAATTATCATCGCCCCAATGCTCATGACCTTCACAATAAAAATAGTCCTTACATTTAGTTAGATTAACAAGACAAACATCTTCAGCTTCATGTTTGTAAAGCGCACTATGTACTGCTCTTAGTCCATCGACTACGTCATCTATAAACGTAATTAGTTTATTGATGTCCGAATCATGATATTTGAATATACTTATAGCTTCATTTTCACTATTAGTAATTGCTTTTAAAATATTTATACAGTTACTCATCTTATCTAATGTTAGTATATTTGTCGTTCTTTGTTCAACCTGTTCTTTTACATCTAACAGTACCTTTTTGTACGCTTCTGACATGTATATTGACTCTTTACTTTTACCGTCCGTAATATGCTCAAATTCTTCTCCGAATAATAAAACGCAAAAATCTTTTAATGCAGTCTTAACAAACTTTTCTTTGTTCAGATAGCTAAAAATTTCAACAAATGAAACTGGAAAAATTGGGTCATCATAATAATTACTGCAGCACACCGCAACATTATCTAAATAGACGTTTTTAAAATCCTCAATATCAAATGCTTTACAGTGTAATTTTAGAATTTCATCTAAATACTCATCCATTTTTTCATTAAGTAATTCGTATTCGCCTTTGTATTGTTGCATGAAAACTGAATGTTCTCCTACCGAACCAACAAAATTCCATAAATAATCTGAAGCTTCTTTGTACTGCTCTGCTAATTTTTTAGTTGTCATAATTTATTTTCACCCTGTCCTCTATATTAATTTCCTGATTCCACAATTCTATTCACATTATGTTTGATTAACTATCTAACCTTTATGTATTACAAATATGTAAACATATACGTTTACTTAAACATATTAGTTTAACTTATTGTTATCTTTATTAATAAAACATGCTATTGCAAGGTATTTGAAATATTTATCTATATTTGAAAATCCCATACTTTCACATGCCATATTAAATAATTCTGTTTCTTTTTCGTATTCTTCTTCTATAGCTTCATACTGGTACATGTCAATTAATGCATTACCAACTTGAACTTTATTGATACCTGTATGGAATGCACCAAACTTCAAAGGAATTGACGTTCCACTCTCAATGCGTTCTAACAGCTCAATTGTCGTTAATTGCGTCATATAAATTCTCCCTATCCGTTTTTCTTTTGTAGATTCAACACTACATGTACGCCCCATACGCTTGATACCATCCACCATTATTCAAAATTTTCAATGATGTAATTGGCAAGTCATCTTCATTCATTTCAAATGTATGATCATTTAACCAGACCTCAAATTTATTGTTAATTAGGATTTTATAATCCCACTGACAAACAAGCTTAAATTTATAGAAAATCGGATTATCATGATCAATTATTTTTGAAGGTATAATCTCGTTAAAGTTAGATATATTGCTACCTAGTACATCGTTATTTGTTGACCAGTAACCTCTACCTTTACCCCTCATTTTGCATTTCCTCAACAATCAACAGTTTACTTACTTCTGGCTTCTTCATACTGTAATACTTTGAAATTTCATTCACCAATGCAGTTTTAACCTCTTTAGTATCCAAGTATTCTGTATTAACTCTTGCATATAGTGATTCACCGTTTAACTCATCTAAGTTGTCGAATGTGTCCTTTAACATTACCATGTAATTTTTTACGTATCCTTCTAACATTAGCAGACACCTTCCCAATTAAAATTAATATTCGCATCCCTAATTACAATACTTTTAATCTTCTCGCCAAACGTTGAAGCATTAATAATAAAGCTTGAAGTAATATCCTCGATTGCAGAGTTATTTATGATGATCCTGCAAGGTTTATCTACATAAAGGCTACACTTTTCAAATCCATCATTATTACTGCTTACAATGGCTTCTGCAAATCCATTTTTACTATTTTCACATTTATCGTTCCAAATATATTTCATTTAATTAACCTTCTCTCACTTATTAACTTTTACATCGAAATTTACGATATTTGGTTTTACTGTTGAGAAAAAGTTATACAGTGAATTGTCATTATTTAAAAATACATCTGCCAAACCTGCTCCTAATCGAGTAACAATTTCTTCTTCCATTAATTCATCTTTATCTACTTCTTCCCCACCTTGCAACTGTGTACGTTTGTAGATTTCAGATACATTAATGTCCCACTCTTTAAAAATGCCATGTGTAATTTCATGTAGCAATGTACTTAGATGTACAGCACTACTGTTTACACGATTTAAATCAATAATTTTTCCATGTTTATTGATTGTTCCAAACTTTCCTTCGCCTAAATCGCTAAAATGCATTTGATAACTATTTAATCCGATATTTATTTTATTGAGTCCTACTTCGTCAGATGTATCAAAAAACTCTTTATCAATTTCATTTTCAACAAAAATAGGAAGGATGGATAACGCATTAAATTTATGTACGTATTTCGGTATATGGAAATATGCAGTTTCATATATGAGAATGTCATGAATCGCCCTACTGATATTCATAATCAGTAAGCTAATATGCTCCATGCTTGATGAGTTTACGTTCAATATAGCTTTATGCTCATCTAACTCAAAATCAGTACCATTACTTTCAATTGAGTATTCAATACCCAAAAATTTAAATTTCTTATTTTCAAAAATAGCTTCAAATGACTCATTTTCCTTAAAAAACTTCAGATAACCAATTTTAAGCTGATTAATCCAGTGTAATAGAGCCATTTCTTTAGCTTCTTTACGCTTCTTACTTCTATCATTATCATCCTCATACATAATGTTATTCTCGATAATTAATGAAACAATTTCTTTTTTAAAGGACTCGACTTCCCTTTTATAAGACGCTATATCTGAAAATTGTTCTTGTCTCTGATTTAACGGTATTACTTTGTTATCCATTTTAATTTCTATTAAATCATCTAACTTAGTCATATCAATTCCTCCTTGTTAAAATTATTTTTATGTGTTATGCTATAGATGGGAAAATATTTGAATTTAACGTGTTGAATATTTATTTGCAAATTTAACTTGCATACCTTCATAGCTTTCAACATCATCTAATTTTGTAGCTCCCATAAACGTGCAACCACCTAAGCCACCAACATGTTTTTGGTTAAATAAATAAATTATTCGATCTATAAGTTTAGCCAGACGATAATCTGTATTAACAAAATCCTCATGTGCGTAGATGTCAAAATTTACGTTTTGTGAAAATCCGAGTGGATCAATCGATGTACCAGACGACGACTTCACTGTGTAATTTTCAAATGTGTCAAGATAGATAAATACACAACATTGTGGATTATCCTTTGACAAATCATTAGCATTAGGTCTACGCATTTTAACAACTTGATTAATAATATCGAATGACGTTAGATTTTCTTCATTTAAACCGTTATTGTATATCTGATCATTTAGCCCACCGATAATATTCGGTCTTTCTTCATTTTCTACCGTCACATCATCATCTTTATGTTTAGCTACATAAAACAATAACCTCATTAATTTCTCATCTGTAATAGCATATTTGTACATACTATTAAAAATGTTATATACACTCATTTTCTTCACCATATTCCATTATGTAATTTCTTAAATTATTTTCATTCTCAATATTCATATTGGCTTTTCCAGAAAAATATTGACTTAGAAGAGACGCAGAAATTCCGATTTCTTCAGCAATAACACGTGCCTTCAATCGCTTTTTTCGCATCTCTAGGTAAAGCTCATCTCGACTGTCAATTGACACTTTAATCATCTCCTTTTTTGTATTGTGTATTTTTACATTTAAATTTATTAATTGAATTTATTTAATGAAAGAAAGTGGGACTTATTGCTAAATCCCAAGGGGAAAAGAGAATGAGGTAAACTATACACAAAATGTATATAGCAACTAAAACATTCAAAACTAACTACATAAAATATTGAAAGGAGAAATGAGAAATAAAAAAGTTTTAGAATTATGTTAGTAAAGGAGCGAGAACACTCACTGACCCCTTACTATATGCAGAACATTAAAACGCCCACAAATCCAATTGTATCAACGGTTTGTGGGCGTTTATTTTTAATTAGTGTTAAAATATGCTTGCTTTTCGGAAAAAACATTGACAAAATTATCATGATGTGTTTCTAATAAGAAATTGATTAACCTTGCATTCTTATTTACCTTCTCTTTTCGCTTCTTCTTATCCGTATTACTATACATATCCTCAATTAAAGCGTAGATTGTTTCGGATGTTATTATCATTTTTGATAATTCAGAACGGAAATCGCATGAAATTTCAGTTGCACGTTGCATACGATCCTCTATCTCTAATTTTTGAGCGTTTATATCATTGAAATCCTTATTAAAAGAATCACTTAACTCATAAAGTTTCGGTAATTGATTCCGATTTGCTTCAGAACGCTTGATATCTGTATTCAGCAAGTCTTTCATATCAACCGTTTTACTCCGATTAGCGTATTTTACTTCACTTAATACTTCTTGTAAAAAGTCCATTGGTGTTAAGTAGTTGACATATTCGACTTTCACTTTTCTTTTTTTCTTAGACTTTTTTTCATCCCCAATCTTGTCAGCTTCTACGTACTGGAAGAAATTCGGCTTTATAATAGTTTCAATTTTCTTTACAAGTTTCTTGTTTTTTAAGTTCGCTACCTTTTTTTCTCTATACATTGTGTATTTATTTAATTTATTTCTAATCCCAGTGATTTCAGACTGTATATTAAGTTTAAATGATTTTTTTGCCATATCTATAACGCAAGTGCTCAAGCTACAGACCTTATCAATTTCGGTTAATATTTCATTAGCGATTCGTAAATAATAGTTATCAACTAATACAACGCCATTTACCTTTTTAACCGCTAGATTTCGATACTCATTATGTATCGATATCGCATACTGCCCTAAGTTTGCTACTTCCCCAATTAATTGACCAGATTTTGAGATGCGTTCATCTGCTACAGCCATATCTCCCGATGAGTAAGTGTAATTATTCGCTTGAAGTTGTTCAATCCCACTTACAACCGTCATGTAATTTTCGTTTGCAATCTTCCCTAACTCCACTAACTTAGCGTTATTAGATGCGAGAACGCTGTCGCTGTCAAAATCTGCCCCAGACAAGGTTTCTGCTAATACTGTCTCAATAGAATTACAAATTATCACGTTCTTAGAAATTGGCATATAGTTAGAAATTAAATTATTATCGACATTCTTAGCAATATACACGTTTGATGGGCTTGTATGTGGGTTCCGATGTGATACTAATTCGCAATCAAATTGAAACAATGTTGTATACACTTCGTCACCTTTTAACGCAATAGGTTTCACATTATTAATATCGAAATCACTTATTGCCCATTTAACAAGCTCGATAGGGTTCGAACACATGATACAATAATCCGTATCCTTAATTTTGATAGAGCCACTCTTTAATGTTTTTATGTAACTACTCACTTGACTGGATCGAAACTTTTTAAACATTTTAGTGTACTGCACTTCATTATTTATTTTATAGAGATTTACGTATAACTGATTTGAATTATTATCATTTGATGTTTTATCAATATAATCTACAAAAACCTCAATATTATTTTTTAATTTTTCTATGTATTCCAATTCATCTGAAGCTAAATCTTTAATATCCTGCTTAGATGACACAAGTGTATTTACAATTTGATACGATAATCGATTAAGTGAATCTTCATTTTCCTCGAAGAATGTATGAGTACTTTCTTTTTCATGCTTACAAACTCCGAAAATTTGACCGTCACTGGTAACTTTATCTTTCCAGTGCTTGTACATAGCTTTTTCAGCTTTGAACTTTTCCTTATCAGACAAACCTTTATATTCTGTATATGATTTGTCTTTTGTCTTTAAATAGGCAAATTTAAGGAATTTACAAGAATTGGGAGTAGTGATCACTTTAATATTCCTAGCAAGCATAGGATTACCGTACATATCTTTAATTTCCCATGTATCAAGTGTTTTACCTTTAGGACAATGATCTTCTAAAAATTGTTCTATTTTACACGAAAAGCCCGCAGATTTGAACATATGATTCCGTAGCAATATGAACGAATAATCTTTACCATTAAAGAAAGTGTCATGATCGAGTAATGATTCACCATCCCAAATGTCATTTTCTATCGTTTTCTTTCTATAATTCACTTCTAACTTTCCATCTTCACCTGTTTCAACAACTTTAACCATTTTCTCGAAAATCGATTTAACATCATTGACAAGTAAGATATTGTCAACATTTATATTTACCGTTGTCTCAATACTGCTCCCTACAAGGCTCTCATATGCTTTCAAGCTTACGATATCTGTTGGTACATCTTTTTTAAATGATAAACCCATTCTTGACCATCTTTGCATAGGTTTTAACAAATCCTCATCGATAAACAAGCATTCTCCTTTCCTACTTTTACTACTGCTTCTCTGGAACAATACGTATTTAGTTTTCGATTCAGTGACTTCACCAGTTTTACGATTTTTCTTTTCAGTAGTGATAGTAAAGCCGTTTTTATATAAATATGAACGTAATGCCCCTGTTGATTTTTCTTCCCATTTCGCTTCTTTGATTTCTTTCTCAATACGACTTATGTACTTATTGAGACTTTCAATTGATTCATTTATTTTTTTTACCTTTTCTTTATCGTCAGTACCCTTTACGAGATAGTTTTTTATCTTTTTCTTATTTAATCCGACTTTTAATTTTGGTAAGATATCATTACCACTCTTGGTAGAATAGTCAAATTTTAAATTGATTAATGAGTCACTAAGGTATTTCCATTTGATTGGATTCGCTTTAGTACCTTCCATAATCACTTCTCGTTTATTAAATCCTTTTACCTTTTCTAATTTTATCGATTGTAAAGAATACGGAATCATACCGTTATACTTCGATTTAAAATACCCTTCCCTCTCTGAATGTTCAAAAGCCTTTGATGCTTGAATAGTACGAATGTGGATACCTTTGTTTTCTGTTAGTTCCATGCAATTCTCCTTTTATTTTATGTATTTTTTATATTTAATGAGGTAAAGAATAGTCAACACTTTTGAGATTATAAGTATCACTAACAATTCGCTTTCAGCAAATCGAGTGATCCTAATAACTAAAAAGTGTTGCCTTCGCCTTATTTAATTTCACCACGTTCCCTACTCGGTCACATGCTAAAATTAAAACGTCGGATTATTTTTATGTATTTTCTTTTTTATTTGTCACAGTTTTACTATATTTTTTATATATAATAATTATAGGGAATTTGTTACAAGCTAATTTAATTCATTTAACACTATGTACCTTTTACCTCGCATTTCCCCTTTGCTTTCCTGTTTAGGATTAGATACTGCAAAGGGCAACTTTAACTGGTCACGTAAAATGGATTCTAAGGTTTTTGGATTTAACTTTTTAGTCCGATAATCTACGTTTGTTTCTATCGTCACTAGCTGATTTAGTATCATATTAGATAAAACACGTTGTTCTTCATCAAACATTTTCTTACCTACTAATGCTTTAATTGTTATGTATAATGTATCTACTTCTAGATACGAAGGAACATTTTTAATTAATTTAGATGTATCAAATGTATTTTGAAGTCCTAACCAACTTAACTGAATCTTTATGTATGCAAATAAATCTTTACCTTCATAATCACCGTATCCATTTTTATAGTAATTGACCATTTGTTCTGCAAATTTTTTATCCTTGTACAAACGATTAATACCATCTATATTGGCTCTCCATTGGTTCATTTCATCCAATACAAATAAAGTATTCGGTACTTTGAGGTGATCATTCTTATACTTAGCTTGAAATTTATTTACATTACTTTTAAATTCATTAACAAATTCAAGTTGCTTATCGTATTGATAATCAATTTTCTTCTGGAAGTTTTTTATGTTAAATGTAGGAATGTACAAATTAACCTCTTTTGCATTCTTAATATCTATCCTGCATCTTCCAACTTCTTGAATGAATGTAACCTCGTCATATGCCATGACTACCACATGCTTCAATCTGTCATCGACAATGTTGACTCCATTATCTAAATGCTTTGTACAGATATAAACTTTTTCTTCAAATTGTTCATTTTTAATGTGGTTAGTTGAAGTTTTACTATGTGTAAATATTGCGTCAATTTCAGCTTCTTTAAGTGACCTCCTTATGTAATCCCCACTTTGTTTACTTGTTACAAATATCAGCCATTTATCGTCCGTCTGGTCATTAATGATAAGCTGAATGATGTCCTTAGATTTTGTAAAGTATTGAGGATTTAAATAACTAAAATCCGATCCAGTGAAATAGGAATACAATTCGTTATACGTTTCTTTTTTTATATGTGGTAGTAAATCATTGATTGTCCCACTAATTAAAACCTTTATGGTATTGCTTAATTTGCCATCAATTAATACTTTTTTGCTTAAAAATGTCTTATGATTGAAAGCCGTATCAATACAGAAATAATGCGCTTCGTCCATGACTATGTACTTGAATGATGACAAATCGTATTCTCCATAATTCAAAAACGATTCTAACCGTTGATAATTTAAAATATGGACATTCCCAAATATTTCACGTTCATTTAGTTTCGCTTCTTCTTCCTTATTTTTGGGTAGCTTTTCCCATCTTAGCTTGAGTAAGTCATACTTCACCTGCTTATTCAATTTCCTACGATTACATATGTACAATAGCTTTTCATGAGGCAATAAGGATGGCACAATGACATTAAATACAAAATGTGTCTTACCTGTACCTACCTGACTGTAGAGTAACGCTATATCGCCGCCTTTCCATTTTTTGTATTCATCTTTTACTACTTCTGATACATACTCCACTTTCAATTTTTTAACTATAACTAATTCCTCCTTTTAATTGTCCTCTCATCCTAATGATATCCCCTTTATTTCACATTTGACAGTTCTTGATATAAAAAAACGAACAAACATTCTAATTATCTTGTCACCCTGATAATACTCTTTTAATATTAAAAGTGACAGTGGTGAAAATATTTTTAAAGAAACCTTTTCAAACGAATAATAATAGCTTTATCATCAAGTAGCTAGTGAGTAATTAAAATAAATTTCGTGCCACTTTTAAACAATGGAAAATTCCGTTCGTTACCATTGTTTAAATTTGACGATAACTTACTTCCGTTGTTCCACTCAGGACTATGTCTGGTACGCCTTGTACTAGACCTTTAAACTCCTTCAATGCTTTTCCTTTCAACAATCGTAACTCTTCATACTCATTAAGAATGAGTACATAGATGGTAAAGAACATAAGCATTTGATGAGAGATATTAGGGGTTATGTAGGTATTTTAGGAAACAACAATTTTGTGCGTCACTAGATATAACCTACTATCGTTTTAAATACAACTTCGAAAATATAGGTGTTGCCTAGTAGAATCGCTATGTCATTCAGGAACTGCTTCACGTTTACTTAATTAATCAAAGGGTGTACTTTTTGGTACTCCTTTCAACGTGACGTGACCTGCTCTGGGACACTATGTAAAGTAGATGTCGTTTTGAACGACAACAATTTTGTGGTGGTTAAATGAGCAAAATAGCCTGCGACATTTTATTACCCCTTCTCACCCTGATAATAATGCGAAACTTTCTAATCTACTAATGAAGATAGAAAAAATTTTAAAAATACTCATTTTGCTTAAACTAGTAAATCATGTTATTATTCTTATAAGTAGAAGGAGGGGACTTCTCCCCAACTTCTTTACCTAGAACCATTCTTCTTGCGCTTAGTGGGCTGTTGAGAAGAAAAAGTCAATTTAAACGAGAAGGTTATAAGCATCCAGTGATCGCAACTCACTGTATAAATCGCTTATGACCTTTTCAAATTCTTCTTTGTTTTCTGTTTCCAAATGACTAGAGTAGTATTCTTCAAGATTTTTTATTTGTTCACTCATATTTCTACCGCCAAGTCTTCAACTGAAGATTCAATTATTTCTGTAACTTTTAGTTTTGATGTAATGAAATTTTCATCATCCTTAAATACGAAATCGCTGATTTTTATATTTTCATTCCGGAAAATAGATTCAAATTGATCACTAGCATGATTTTCACTGAAACCAAGAATGTTATTAAATTTGAGACAAAAGTTAAATTCAGCTACTCTCTCTAAAGTTTCAAAAGAAACTAGCGATAAATTGTAATTTACATTTCTTAATCCGTCGATAGATAAATTAAAATTATCAAACTTGTAGTTTTGATTGCCTAATAATTCATCAAATTTGTACGGCTCATTCCACTCTCCGAAATACGGAATATCACCCCTTACGACTACTTTCAATGATGCAAATTGTTCATACTTTTTTGGCATCTCATCATATTTTGTGATTTCTTTAATAAAATAATTATGATTGAACTGATATAGCAGTACATCACAGTCAAACTCCATGTTATAAGTATCAATATCGCTTAATGTAAAGTTATTAATCACAACGTCACCATCTAGTGTCCTGTACATTTTTTCGGTAGCTTCCTCTACGCTATTAGCATAGATATCAAATGATATAAGCACATCAATGATACCTACGTTGTAATCATCCTCTAAGACTGAATAAGACGCTTCTTTTACTTCTAGTAGCCTGTCTTCCCCATTTAGCTTCACTGGAATTCTATTAAACTTATCATCGCAGATTAATGATGCTGTGCGATTAGATAGCTTAACATCTTTATACTCGGTGAAGTCTGATTTAACTGCAATTCTAGTGACTGCCAATAAATTAAATTTCTTTGTTCCTCTAAAATTTGGACTTAATACGCTGTAACGACTGCTCATGTTATCTCTCCTTTTTGTGTGTTAGTTAATAGTAATGATTCAACTTAAATAATTAGCTTTTTTGATAAAAACTATGTACAAAAATTAGCTTATATGATATTATTTGTACATAGTTAAATAAGACTTTTTAAAAGCCTGTGAAATTTACACTTTACCCGTCCCTCAACGAAATAAATGTGTTATAGGTTGTCTTTTTTGTACTCTTTTTTAGCTAACGATTTAGCTTATGAACATAGTATATTATCAAATAAACTATTTGTCAAACATAATATTAACTTATTTGATAATATCTTTCTAAAGCTTCAGAAAGGTTGATACTGATGAGATTGGTTGAAAGAATAAAAACACTTTGTAAAGAAAAAAAGATAACAATCGCCGAGTTAGAGAGAAAAACAGGAATTTCAAACGGGCAAATTAGAAAGTGGGATAACTCTATTCCTGGAGTGGATAAATTAGAAGCAATAGCAGATTACTTCGATGTTAGTACCGATTTTTTACTTGGAAGAACTTCTAATAAATATTTAGATTTAACAAACAATACTGAGAGTGATTTTGATAACAAATTACATGAGATTATTAGCGGATTAAACGATCAGGAAAAAGCGTTTTTAATTGTAGCATTAGATAATACTCTACAGTTAGCGAAAAGTTTAGCGAAAAAATGATTGCATATCTTAATGACTTTCTGAGTATGCCGAAAATTCGGCTAACCCATTAAACAATTTCAATTGATTACAGACGTTTTAAAAATTCATGATGTATTTATCGTCCCATACGCTATCGTACTTAAAATCAATTAGAATTTATTAAATAACGTGCTTGACAACAGATGACCAATTTTCAACAGAATGGCTGTCTGCTTTAGGAAATGGACGCAAAGTTGTTACCTACTATCTAAAACTTAAATTAGAGTAATAGACAATAAGTAACTACCGATTTTCAACGTCATGGAGTTGCATGAGGTTTCTGTATTGCCTTGTTTCGTAGAGAACTTTCGTTCTGCGTTACCTCACGTAATTACTGTCCTACGTGTGCGAACCGTCCTTTATTGGTTAGCTTTTGCTAACTGCTTGTCCGCTTGGCTGCGCTTACCCTAACCATAGTTAGCCAGTAAACCACCGTACCGTTAAATTGGGCGTACTCCCCCCGATTCTTCACAACCGTAAACAAGGAAACGGCTTGACCTGTGATATAGCCATTTTTTATGCTATGGTATGGCAACCTTTCCAGTTTTGTTTAACGTCCTGTTAGTGGGCGACCAAGACGGACTACATTAAAAAAGGGTGCATTTAACAGAGGTTGCATCATCGAATTTTTTTCGATATAATGAACCTTAGAAATACACTTATTGCTGGCAGGCATATTAGTGTAATCGTATTTAGTTAAGGGAAGATGTTAGCGCATCCTCCCTTTTCTTATGCTTAAAATTAACCCCCACAAAATTGTGGTCGTTAAATTGCTACATCTACACAATCATCATCGTTGTTGACGCAACGCTCTATTTTTTGTACTTAAAGGTAATCTCGTAGGTTTTTTACGACCTCCTCCGAACTAATACCTAAATAACGTGTTGTAACTGCTAACGATTTATGAGAGAGTGCTTTACTAATTAAAACGACATCGGCACCCTTTTTCCTAAGATTCATTGCATAGGCTCTTCTGATTGCGTGAGCATTAATGTTTGTTAATCCATATTTTTTAGCATAGTATGATAAACGTTTAGTAATTGCTGATGGTCTTGTTCCAATATCGAGTGTGTCACCAAACTTTCCAATAAAGACTATTTTATTTCGTTTTTTATAATGTCGACGGATAATATCGTTTTGTTTGATTAGACGTTTTAAATTATCTGCCAATTCATAGTCAATAGGTAGACGTAAAATATCATGATTCTTCATAATATCTCCAGTTAAATTTAATGTGTTCGTCTCAAAATCAATATGCTTTTCCTCAAGTTGAATCAAAGTAGAAACTCTAATTCCAGTTTTATACATCGTTAAAATGGCTACAGCATCTCTAAATTGAATGAAATCAGACATATCTAGCAGGGAAAGCAATATAGATAACTGTTGCTCATCAGCAGGAGGTTTAATTTGCTCGTCTGTTTTGATTTTTATATCCTTCCACCAATTTTTACTGAACCATCCATTATCATAAAAGCGATTTAATACTGCTTTTAAAACTCTCAATCTACTTTGCTTAGTTACCTTTGACACATCCCCAAGTTTAGATAACCACTCAAAAACAGTATCTAACGTGATCTCATTTAAATAGTCTAGTTCCATCTCTTTAATAAAGCGATTAAATGTATAAACGTATTCCTCTATCGTTACTTTTCGTATACCACAAATTTTTAACTGCTCTTTGACAATCAACAATGCTTTGCTGATTAAAATTATCCCATTATCCATTTTGATTTCAGTTGCGTCTACCAAAATACTAGGATTGACTATTTCAGCCACAGATTCTTTTTCAACTTTTTTAGTTGAAGATAATTTAATTTCATTTACATCATCTAAATCAAAGATACCTGTGCGCTGTTTATTTTTAGACACGAAAAAACCCCCTATCAT